CTGAGATAAAACTTTTCCGGTGAATCTGAAAAATAACAATTTAACCGAGTAACTTTATTTTTAAATTTAATTGATATTTCTCTTGACATACCACTCAATGAGTGGTATAATAAATACATAAACAAGAGGTAAGCAATTTCAAACAAAAAGGAGAGACGAAAATGAAAAAAGAGTATGCAGTTAATATCGAATCTGTAAACAGTGATAGTGATTGGAACACCGCCGATATGGCCGACTGGTACGATTCTTATGATGAAGCGTATGACGCAGCAGAAAAAGCATTTTCTGACCCGGATGTTATGGAAGTAAGATTAAACATTTGGGAAGATGGCGAGATTGAGGATACCCCGCTTCGCATGGTTCGTGAGGATGGAAATATCCGCCATTACAAAGGCGAAACAGTATTATGGTTATAATACGGTTGCCTATCTATCGTCATGACAAAAAAAGAGAGAAGAGAGCTATGAAGGCAAAAACAATAGAAGAAATTAAAAAGCATTTAGATTTATATGAACATTATTATCCGGAAATAGTGGTATTATGTAGAAATGTTGCGGAATACCATTGGTTAAAAAACAAATGGAAAATTGACCATTCGTCGCATGAGTCATATATATTAAAATGTCTCGACAAGCGGGAGGAGATTGTATTTTTTTATGATGATGATGTTGCTGAAGGTCCCTCAATGCATTGGCAAGACATCAAATGGTTTGATGATATCAACGAGAATCGTTATATTATCGTAGATATTGATCTATACAAAAAATGGATAGCACAACAGGAACGAAGGCTGAAGTAATCTTATGGAGGCCAATAGAAGAGGAAGAAGAATCGTAAAACTATGGGATTATGATAAATTACAGCGTGTCATTTTAAAAAGATGGCGAATTGTTTAAATGGTTATAAGAAGGAGGAACAAGAGATGTTATATACTACATTTATTAGACTATGTGATGAAGCTGTCAAGCACAATGAGCCGGAAGAGTTTATAATGACCCTCGGCTGGCAGGAATGGATGGACAAAGCATCCGATACCGATGAAATTACGAAAGATTTATCATTAATTTTCAAACTTGCAAGCCTGGATTTTCCAGGCTTGCGCAAAAGACTTAATGTCAGCATGGCGAAAATGTCAGCTATGTATCATATTTCGTTACGTACAATCGAAAACTGGGATTCCGGTTCGCGCAAACCAACTCCCTATACTTTAGATTTCATCCGGTTTACGATTTTTGTCCGGGAAAAGGAGGGGGACGATGGATACCTCGGCCGTATTGAAGAACAGGATTGATTTCTGCGGTATTATTGTTGCAGAAAGATGTAACCCGAATGGCGATCCGATTAATGGAAACGTCCCGCGACAAGATTTTAACGGAAATGGAATCATTACCGACGTCTGCTTAAAGCGAAAAATAAGAGATCGCCTTTCAGAAAATGGATATGATGTTTTTGTTGTTAAGCAAGAAGAACTGCTGGATGAACAGAAAAGTCTTCACGGCAAGGTAAAAGCGGAGTCAGACATGGTTCAGGCCGCGAAATCAAAAGATAGGACTTCCTACCGTAAAATTGCCTGTGAAAAATGGATTGATGTCCGGGCATTCGGTCAAGTATTTGCTTTCAAATCTTCCAAAGCGTCAAAAGAATCCGAAGAAGAAGCAGGTATATCCGAATGTGTCCGGGGACCTGTTTCAATTCAAGACGCCGTATCTTTGGATTATATAACCGTGATACAGAAAAACTTGACAAAATCAGTTAATTCAAATGACCCTTCGTCAAGGTCTGAAAGGTCAAGCGATACAATGGGGACCCGGTATCAGATTGATCATGGGGCATATGTCTTTCGTGGTTCAATCTATCCACAGCTGGCAAAAATTACAGGATTCACATATGGTGATGCACTGGCAATCAAAAATGCCATCATAAATATGTTTATGAATGATTCATCTGCCGCCCGCCCAGCCGGAAGTATGACGTTGGATAGATTATACTGGTGGGAACATAATTGCCCGAACGGTCAATATTCTCCTGTGAAAGTCTTCCGCACCCTGCAATTTTCGCCTATGGACGTACCCCCATATTACAAGGCGGAATTGCTTAATCTTCCAGGATTGGAACCTGAAGTGATAGAAGGCTGGTAATATTCTATAACATGGCAAGCCCCTCTTCTGCTTATAAAAAGCGGTTGAGGGGCTTTTAATAATCATCTTTAAAATAAGCGGACCAGATGCACCTGGTCCGCTTTGCAACTTAACAGAAACTTCCAATAGCTTAAATGAAGTAGTTTTTTCAATCCACGCCCGAAACGGGCGAACAGCAACTGTTAAGTTGATATTACGATGCGCAGAGTATTTAATACTCTGGATTTCTTTTATTTTAACATTACAGAACCGTTTTGTCAATGTGACAAAATCAGCACCAGTCAATTTTTAGAGACTGAAGTACGCTTAAATTATGTACCGTCTGACAATCTCGTCATACTCAGCAATCTGCAATGCTCCCTGGTCGTCCGTTACCATGCACTTTCCTTCTTCGGTCCCTTCGTCCGGGCAAAGGAAATATTTTCGTCCGTCCGGTGCTGTCTGATAGCCTGTCAGCATATATCCGGCAGCATCAAACAAATACCATGCAGATGTTCCTGTTGTGACCTCCATCAGCCAGTACCAGCCGCTGTGTGCGTAGCTGCCGTCTTTGTACTGATACCACCAACGTTTTCCATCGGCCGCCCGAATAAAGCCTTCTCGATAAATCTCAGGCTCTCTCGCAAGGCTCCAATCGGGTAATCCATATCCCAGGATACGGGAGTATGATTTATCATATGACTTTGCGCAGACTCCACCACCGTTTTCGACCACGCCTGATGCTCCGGAAGTATTTCCCTCGATAGTTTTGACCTTACTGGCCGTCACCTGCGTCACGATACCAGTGTGATAGGCACGTGTCCCGTTGGTAAAGAAGATAACCGCTCCCGGCTCCGGTGTTTTGCTCCACCGGCCGGCTGCCTTAAACTGGTTAACCCCCGTCGGGCAATAATGATACAACGCGCCGCCCAGCATCTTTTTGGCCGTCTCCAGGCCAAAGGCCTGTACAAACACATCTGACACATACATCGCACACCAAGGCTGCGCCTGGAGATTATGCCCGGTATGCTTATAATAGTCCCTGGCAAAGCAGGTGTAATTATTGCTGCCAGCGTTGTCCGTAAAACTGTCCAGGTCTTTATTGCTCTTCTTTTCCAGGTATCCATTCCATTTCTTCGCCGTCTGAATCAATTTGTTTACTGCATTTTCCATTTACATTCCTCTATTTGTAAAAAGTCCCGGGATTTCCCCGGGGCCTATGTACTGTTGTTGCGACGCCGCAACGCCGGTATAACCCCACCGGCCGGAAGATGCAAGGATCACCGCCCCTCTATTTCTGCTTGTCACCCTGTCCATAATCGTTGCTGTCAATCTTGTCCTTTAAGACCGCGATATATTTAAGCAGCCAATCCGGCACCGCAGCGCCCATTCTGCCAGCGTTTTCAATGATAGACAGTAATTCGTTCAGTAAGTACCAAACGGCCACCAGAAGGCCGAAAAACGCGTTTGTCGGCATTGCAATTCCAAGGCTTCCAGATACCCTAGCTATTACATAATCAACTACCATCGCCACAGCGATCACGCACAGATAACCAACTTTTTTGATGATACCTTTAGCCCCTTTTTTACTGCTCCATCCATATCTTTTGTCATCCGGATGGTCAATAGCTTCTGTTTTGCTGGCAAGCATGCCCGTGATATAGTCTAAGACCATCATCCCCATTAAAACGCATAATACGGGGTACAGGATTCCCAGCCTGTCACTTAAAAAAGCGCCGGCCGCCGCCAATGCTCCCTGAATTGCAATTACATATTCTTTTTTCATTGTCTATCTCCTTTACTCCGCCGGATTCTCTTTCAGCCATTTTTCAACCTGTGGCCGCCACCACGTCTGTACCTCTTCCAGCGCCATTTCTCCTGCCCTTATTTTTAACCCGTAAAATTTTCCCATTATGACATCCCTCCTGCTTGTTCTGCCAGTGTTCCCGCCAATGTGGCTACATCATTGATGGCCCCGTCCTGCACCTGCTGCCCCGCTTCAACCGCTGCCACTTTTTCTTCAAGCCGTTCCACGTCTGTTTTAGGGCGCAGGCTATAAGTTGTCAGTACCTTACCGTCGGGTGCCACCACGGACGTTTCAGACACCAGCACAAGGTCGGTATAGGTTCCGACTGTCAGCCCGGCGCCGTTTTTAATCTGCACTTGCGACAGGTTGTCTGGCCTCAACTGCTGCCAGGTCGCCAGCATGGCAGCGCGGTCAACGGATGCGACCTGCAAGGCCCCCAAGCTGGCTCCGGCTTCAAGCTCAATTTCGGCTTCATTTTTTAAAATTAGTTTGTCTTTATTCATTTTCCCTATCTTCCTTTCTTTTTTGTTAAGTTACTCGGTTAAATTGTTATTTTTCAGATTCACCGGAAAAGTTTTATCTCAGTTTCCGGTGAATATTTTCCATCCTGTCCACGTATATGCATTATTTTTTTTTATACAAGAATTTATTGCTATTTTTGAAATACTGTATGACAATAAAATTACGGATAAAGTATCCCATCTATGAACAACAAAACCACTAGAATAGCTAAAGCCGGACGGAACATTTTTACTTGGATTTGAAATAGTTATATAACTGAATCCATATCCGTTGAACAATGTTTGTAATATTTCGATAATATCATCTTCGTCTCCGACTTCTATATATCCTTTTAGTTTGCCGTTGACCATCTCGCCATTTAACCGATTATATTTTTCCAGTAGGTCAGTTAACCGCTGGTCAATAATCGGCCCAAGTGCCGCACTTAATACCATGGATGCGTCCGTGGAGAGAAGATTATTAACAATCTTCGTCGCGTCAATCTTTCCGTCAACAATTTCTTTTAAAGTCTTCGCCGCTGCTGCGTCAAACGCTTTTATCCCTGCAACCGTCTGTGTGTATCCATTCACTAGGTCGGCTTTTGTTAGTGCGGCACTTCCTATATCCGGCTGCAATTGTTCTATTAGTGCCGAAAGATATTCAACGTATGTCTGTGCCTGATTCTTGATTTTTTCAAGTTCCGTTATATATGGTCCGGCCGGTATTTTTTTGTCATAGGCCGGATTGTACCTTACTGTAAAAATAAAAGCCGCTGTTGAAACTCTCCCTCCATCATATTCTATTGTTACGGTTGCCACTGTCTTTCCTGATGTTTCCAGCTCGTTTCCCGCAAAGGTATATCCGTACATTCCCTGCGTTCCAGATAGTTCTCCCGTCACTATGTTTCCATCTGCACGAAGGAAGGAAATGCTGGCCCCAGTGTCTCCGGTTATGTATTGTTCGTCATCCTTCACCGCAATTGTCAGTTTTGCTTCTCCGTAGTCTCCTTGCGTAAATGCAATATCTGTCTGTATGGCCTGGGGAGACTTTAAATTTAAAATTACATTTTGTGTCACGCCTTATACCACCTTTCCTAAAATTACGTAGGTTCCGCCGGTTCTGGCCATTATGACCTTATCTCCTACCACCGGCGAATAGCCCGAAAGATACTTATATGCTTTCTGACTATTTTTTGTTTCTCCATAAAATTTTACAATCGGGCGGCCGCCGGATAGCGCCGCCACTTCTGCCATGCGAAAAGATTCTGAATCCCGTCCATAAAACTCTCTTTCTTCCCTGATTTTATCTTTGTTGTTATCAAACATCATATTAGCGTTATCCTTTTTATATTGTGTGTCATGCTCCCGCCTATCGCAAGTTCCATCGACCAGGAGCTTTCAATAAATTTTTCTGCCATCCCCATTTTGTCGTGTCGTACAAAATAACAATCCTTGTACCCATGGTGCGGCATTAATGCAGTTGTCAGCGACATAGAATCATTGATTTGTGATTTTTCCACCGCCACCCTTTTTGTATAATCATCCAACGTGGCCTGATCCGCTATATCATCCACCGCCTCAATATCCACAATTTTTCTTCCGCGCCTTACCGTGCTTAAAATACTGTCCGCAGAATCATTTATATATTCACTCCGCAATGGTTCTGCGTCCGGGTTTTCCACGTATCTGATTATAACGTTTGGTACATTATATAAATCTTGCTTCCTGCTGGCTCCCGGTCTTATGATACTTAGGCCGTCCGTCAGGTACTCGTCCTCTGCCCGGCGTCCGCTCGGTACGATGTAACGTTCCGATACGGCCGTCCCAGTGCGGTCAAAATGTAAGGGATTATAGTTGATTGCATATAATAAATCATTTACCACCGTCAGCTTATCCGTTCCAATTTCAAATTCCAACGCATTCGGCACAGTTAAGTTTCCTCCCTCGATGCTTACTTTTGTCACCCCCGCCGTGGCGATAATTCTCCGAACTTCCTGATCATATTTTGCCCCCTGTGGTATATATAGGCGATCAGTAAGCTTGTCTTCTTTTAAAATTACACTTTTGTCATAGCAATCCACATTATATGTTGTATGTCCTCCAGACGAAGAAATCTGCGGTGATGTCATGATGTAAACACCAAGCGGAAATCTAATCCATCCGGCAGGAGATAAAAGCAGCATATAGGCTGCCAATCTTGCATCAACTAGATTTATCCCCTGTACCTCTTTTTCCGCCATCGAAAACGACGCCGTTCCCATAATCTCCGCTCCAGCATCGAAAGAAACGTTTCCTTTTATGCTGTGCAATGTCTTGACGTATTTTTCCTGGCTGTTTAACAGGTCGCATTCAAAGGATATCTGCCTGTTTTCCTTTAGAAGTTTTTTGATTTGTCTATCGGTATAACCATTCTGTGATAAATCATACATTGTCAAACCTCACCTTTTCTTCATAGTCAATTTCAGTCATGGTAATTCCAACATTGTATCCGCCGAAGAATAATTTCTGTGTCATAGACAGGGAACCGGCCGAACAGAACATTCTATATTCTTTGTTCCTTACGCAAAATGTTTTTCCCGCGCTGACTAGACTTTCTAGATATCTCGCATCTGCGGCGTATAAAAATCCGGATAAGTTGATTGTTCTTGTGATTAAATCTCCTATTTCCATCACCGGATAATTTCGTCCGGTGTAAGTGTTCAGGCTTTTTTCTCGCTCTGTACCGATGCCCAGTTCCATCTCTTCGTCTTCTGACAGCATCAGCCTAATCCGTTTTTTTAGATTGTCGACCGGAGCAATGTACGTTCCCTTATATGATATGTACACTTCTGTAATGTCGCTATCTGTATAAGATTGCGTGTACGCCCTTATAAAATACCGATATCGTTTCCCCGAGCACATTGTAAAATCCTCATATCGTTTTTCTGCCGTCTGTGCGATTGGAATAAATTCCCCTTCATCCTCGGAACGATATATAAAGTACGTCGTTGCATTCCCGGAATATTCAAGTACCGCAAAATCCCCTTGATTGTATGCTTTTAATGTTGGCTTGTTCGGCTTTGTTCCCGAAATAGTAAACGTTCTGGATATCCAGTCACTCCACATGTCATAAAGATTTGATATCCTTAACAATGCAGCGTACATCCCATCTGATAGCATTATATCAGGGATATAAACATCATTAATCCCTCCGGCAATTCTTCCACTGTCGTATATAGTGACTGCATTTTTTGTTATCCTGACTTGCGCGGCAACTTCCTCTGCTTTGGCTGCCTCCCATCTAATTTCTGTTATTGCGTTGTTTTTTACACTGCTTATTTCCGGGGTTGGTGGTTTTCCTACCACAAAAAATTGGGCGGTCGAAAACTCCGAGCTTAGCCCTTTTGCGTTATAGGTCTTTACCCTCCATTCTACAACTCCATTTGCAAAGCTTGACGCATCCATCGTGTGGTATTTGTTGGACGATGTTACCGTACTTGAATTCCACGCCGTAGCAGATTGCATTTTCCATCCAAATTCATATTTCGCTTGTCCGGTCGATGTCCCAGCATTGTATTCCCATTCAAACGTGACGGTTCCCGAGTTTTCTAAAATATCCCCAATCGGGTGCTTTAATGTCGGGGGGAGTGGGGTTGAATCTGTATAGTTGATTACGATTTGGGCTGGGTTCCCCCCTTCGACTGTGGAAAATAACGCTCTGCGGTCTCCTCCGCTGGAATCGATTGACAGAGTGAAATTGTTTTTCCCCAAATTTCCTGTTATTAAATTTGCAATATCGAATTCGATCCAAGCGTTATACGAAGAAGACTCTGCCAGAAAAACGAAATTCCCTCCTGATTCCAGCACTACTTTATTAGCATACTGGGCGAAATCTTTGTAAAGCAGCCCGTTCGGCAGTCTGGATGATATGTCGTAAAGTTTTGCAAATATTTTTTTATTTGCATCGCTTTCCTTGCAGTACAATCTTAGTTTTGCCGATGATATTGATATATCGGTTAATGCCGGAATATTGAACTGGATAACTCCAAACGAATTATTCCCGGATACCATCATTTCCCCGCTGTCTGCGTAAGGACCCGAAAATTTATTGACGTATGTATCATATACCGCAGTTATAGTTGATACTCCCATTAGATTCTTGCCACCCCCGTTCGGTATGCCATCTGTTCCCGTTCTGCCATTTCGACAAGCCTGTTAAATTCCTTCACATTTTCCGACTGGATGTTGAATATGTAAGTATTTCCCGAACCTTTCATCCTTGACGAATCGCGATTGCTATATATCCTGCTGCCACGCGGCAATTCTACAAGCTCTGGACCTTCTTCGCCTACCCAAGTTTCACCTCCACCGTAATACTCTGTTCCTCTGGCATTATATTTCGGTTTCGATTGTCCGCTCTTTTGTGCCGCATTTACTATTTCATTTCCAACCGTTTTTACTTCGCTCATTGACTCTTTTATGGCCGACGCCCCTCCAACGACCAAGGCAATAGCCGCTGCAATTGCAAGCAATACTATTAATAGCGGAGCCAATCCCGCCGTTGCTGATGCTCCCCCAGCTCCAAGCGTTGCAGATGCGGCGGCAGCTAATAATGATTGTGTCCTGAAAGATATGATAGCTTTTGTTACAAATCCGAACACTATAAGCAGGGTGCCAAAAACCGCAGACGCCACAAGAACTGGCGTTGGAATTGAACCTATTATATCTACTAATTTTGTAAGTATCGGAAGCAGGGCAATTCCCAATTGTAATTTTACCGCCTCTACTTTCCTGTTCATTTCCTGCATTTCATCGTCAAGCTCTCCTGCACTTTGCAATAAGTCATTGCTTAACACATACCCCGCCTCGTGCGCTTGATTTCCAAGTTCTCTTAGGCGTTTGCTGCCAGCTTCGATTAATGGATTTAAATCCCTTGCGGAGCGTCCAAATATATCCATCGCCATACTGTCTCTCTCTGTTTCATTGTTTACATTTCCCAATGCATCGATTAAATCATAAAACGTTGTTTCGGCATCTCTCAACGTCCCGTCTGTCTCCTTGTACCTCACTCCAAGTCTGGCAAACTCCTTTTGTAAATCTTTATTCCCGTCCCGCGCGTCTGACATCGTCCGAATCATTTTTGCCATCGACCCGTTCATTGTTTCAACTGATACGTCAACAAATTCTGAAGCGTACTGTAATTCCTGTAATGTATCTGTCGATAATCCGCTTGTTGATGATAGTGTCAATAGGTTATCGGCCGTTCTGGATAACTCGAGACTGAGATTTGCGTATATTCCCGTAATTCCCCCTATCAGGGCAGCTCCTTCAAACAACTGCTTGTTTACTCCGTCAAATTTAGAAGCGAATGATTCCAAAGCCGGATTCATTTCTATTCCGAAAAAATCTGCTGTTTTTCGTATGGATTCTCCAAATGAATCGTTCTTTTTCTCCGCTGCCCCCATTGCCTTTTCCGTCTCTTTCAATTGTCCTTCCAATTTCAAAAGACTTGTCCTTTGTTGTAAAAGGGCTTTGTCCGCGGCATCTACCGCCTTTTCATTATTTTTATTTGCACTTGTTGCTTTGTCATAGCTTTTTGCAGCTTCAGAAACAATCTTTTTCTGTAATTCGATTTTCTGAGTGAGGAAATCGTGCTTAATTCTGAGCTGGTCTGTTTCCGTTCCGTATACTTTAGCCTCTTCCGATGCTCTATTGAATTCCGCTGTTAAAACTCCCATTTTTCGGTTGCACTCCGTAATGCCTCCCGAAAAATCCGAATAGTCAAGACCTAACACAATTGTTTTTTTATATGTGTTACCCAATATCCCACCCCTCGATCTGTTTCATGCTGCTTATCGTTTCACTTTCTCTTCTATCGTTAAAATATTTTGATTCGTATACTTCTTCGTTAATTGCCGCATTCTGCATGTTTTTTTCATCTACATACATGTCAATCATCTTTATGATTTTTCTAAATGTAGATGTCCAAAACTCCGGATCGGTTCTTTTCATTTTGATACAGTACATATAATACAAATAATCAAAATCAAAATTTATAGCGACAGATTCGTCATGAGCCGATCCATAATTTTTTTTATTTCTTCCTGCCTCTCTTCATCCAAAGAATTCATTAATGATTCATTGAACATTCTTATTATTTCCGCCCCGGAAGAAGGCGCCATACGTTTTGACAGCACCGCCGCATCCGAATAACTTAATTCCATTTCCTCCGAAGCATTCACCGCAGAAAATAGGCACAGAGCCAGCATATCAACTTTCTGTAACGTGTCCTTATTAATTTTCATCTCTGCCAATTTGTTTTGAAATATAAAAACACACTTCATATTGAAAATTCCGTGTAACTCTCGTTTATTTTCTGGGTCTCTTAATACGATTTCTTCGGCTGGACTAATATCAATAAACTTTGCCATTGCAATTCTCCTTATTTCGCTGCCGGCGGCGTTGACGGTCCGGTTTTAAACCAATCTTCGATTTGCTTTGTTGTTAAGTCCGCGTTTGCTGTATCTGCAAAGTATCTTAACTCTCCGTCAAAATCACGCGGAACGAAATTAATTGTAATGCTGTCTGTTGAAAAGTTGATACTGTCTGTCGACTGCTGCATGGTTCCGTTAAACGGCTGCGCCCGTCCTTTTAAAAGCCAAACTAATTCATTACACTTGTTGGTCCCTTCCACTTCAAATCCAACCGCTAAAAATGGAGCTTCGTCTCCCGCTTTCTCGATCAGGATTCCGTTTTCGTATTTATGCCCCAGGATTTCTGCGCGGTCTTCAATTGCAATTTTGTTAACGTCCAATACTGCGGCTATTCCATTCAACTTTGCAATGTTTTCTGATTGCGCTCCCTCTCCGTACAGTACACCGGAGGCCAGCGACGGTGTAAGCTGCACCTGCATTGCCTTCCCAAGTGGCTTTACCTCTCCATATTCAGTCCCAGCCGCTGTATCGCTTGTTAACAGTGCATAAACCATGTTTTTGATATTGATACGATTTGTTTTCTTTGATTTATTTACCGCCATGTTTTACTCCTCTCTTATTTTCGAAAACTGGATCATGGCACGCCACGCTTTCCCGTTTGTGTCATACATGTATGTAATATCCGGTATTGTAGTTGATGCGTTCATCTGGATGTCTTCGCTCAGTTTTCTTGCCCTTGTTTTGATTGTTTCCCGGTTTCTGTCCCAAACATCAATTTGATATCCTTCCAGTCCTTCACTTTCGGCTCCATCACCTTCCAGACCCGACGTATCCGAAAGATGGGACCATGTTGCGCATGGAGGTATGATTGGTTCAAACAATTCAATGACAGGTATCTTTAATGATTCTACAATCAAGCTTTTTATTTCCATTACTGCACCACCTTCTTCACCATCTCGTCGATTATTTTATTTGTGTCTCCTTCAGACGCAGTTACCGCGCGCGCCATGAAATTAGTTCCCTGTACAAATGACACGCCGTCCCTAGCTATATGCCCATCGCTGACCGGTCCCCACTTATATCCTGTCATTTTCCCTCCGCGCACGCTCACATAATAATTTCCCATCTTATCTTTTCTGACGCTCGACTGCACGTCATCCTTCAGATGGATATATGGCCTGCTGCCGTCATAGTTTGACGGCATAATTTGTTTTGCCCTTGTCTCAACGTCGGAGTTGTGCAGGAACCGGACCACATTCTTTTTAATGTTTCTCCCGATTTTCCCTAAAACTGCTTTTTCCTGGTTCTGCAACTCTTTCGGAAGAGCATTCAACATCTCGTCAATTGACTTCACCGACTCCTCGTAATCCATATTCACTTTCATAGCATCACCCAATCGTCAATTCCACTTCATCATTTTCCTGCACTTCATACGCTCGGTATATATTATATTTTCTGTCGTTGTATATGACTTGTGATGGTTCCTCTATGGTTCCGTCATCGTTTTCCACAAAACTCAATTCGTAATCCGGCTGATATATGGTTAGAGTTAACCTTGGCCGAAGTCCAACGGCGTAAGCTGCGTAATATTCGTTTCTTACTACCGATTTCTTTTCACAAAAGACCCCCGTCTCCTTATTGGAAATGTCGGCTCCAGTCGCTTTTCTGGTTATCAGTATACATTCTTCATTTTTCACAGCCCTTCCTCCTCCGGCAGTCCGTACCCGGTTGCCATCTGCATCTGGGCTTTCTGTTCGTCATAGGCTGCCTTCATTCGTTCCATTTGGGCGCCCGGTCCCAAATACACCGCGCAGTATGTAATTACTGCGCGGCCAATCAATGGATCGTCATGATTTTTATTGCTTACTCCTGCGATTTCTAAGTCCTTCAGGGCCGCCTGGATAAGGTCCTCTATCTCCGAGTCAAAGGCTGTCGTTTTGATTCTCAGTGCCATCTTCACTTTTTCCAGCATAGCCAATTATCCCTTCTTTTTACGCTCCGCTTTTTGGAATCTTCAGGGCCACAAATCCGTTCTTCACTACAACATCTCCTCCAATTTCCACATCTCCCCGGATCGTATCCATGAGTTTATCAAAGGCAAAATCTTCTGATATGCGGATTTCATAATCAGAAAATAAATCAAGTTCGAAACACTGTGGATTTCCATAGAACATCGTCAGCGTATCGGCTGATGCAGACTGTGTAGTTCCGGCGCAGGCAGTCAAATTGCTATTGATGCAGTAACGCACCGACAGGCCGCCGTCTTTGATAATTCCGGTATTGGGGTTATCTGTATCCGGTTCGATTTCATATACCGCCTTTTTCTCATTCGTTCCTCTTACATCTCCAAACGCAATCAGGTCAAGCTTGTTTAAAAACAGCACAGCTCCACCAACGACGCTTTCGTCTCCCCCGTATGCCAGTGTGATTTTTCTTAAGGTTTTTTCATCAATGACGCCCTTAGAGCCGGTTACTGTAGCGGCGACTGTTTCATTCAGGTCGGATTCTTTTAATGCTGTTGTAACCAAAATTGCAGCTTTTTTTCTCAAAGAGATTAACGCCTGCTCGTGTACCTTCTGCTGATAGGCAAGCGGTGTCTGTTTTTTCGCCTGCTTTGAGATGTATGATAAAACAGCCACGGAATCCGGCGTGATGGTAACAAATCCAAAGGTCGGCTCTTTATTCGTGGCCGCCTCTCCTTCTGTCTGGTTGTCTGCCGCTGCCGCGTCCGTATCGATATAGGCAACTTTATTACTCCCCATGCCGGTACAGTTGACGATTTTTACCAAGTCAATAATGCTTGATACTTTTTTTCCTACACTATCGTTAATACCGCTTACCTGTGTCGGCGTCGCCAGCTTCCCTCCGCTTACCAGAACAGAACGAACTTCTTCTGATTTGACATTGGTTTTTCCTGTCTCTGCAAACTTTTTCGCCCGTGCCTCGGCCTCATTTTCTCCTCCAAGGTCTTTCAGCTTTCTTGTTGTCACTCCATTTTCCCTGACGTCATCCTCTAACTTTCTTCTCTTTTCCGCCTGCGCTTCCAGTTCTGCTCTGCGTTCTTTCAACTGCCTAACTTCTTCTGTCAGTGCATCTAGATCGGCATCCCTGTTTTCCATTTCCGTCTTAATCGCTGCCATTCTCTCTTCAATGTCACTCATCATCATTTCTTTAATTGTCATTTCATACCTCCATCAGTAAATTTAGTTTTTTTAATTTTCTCGCCCGTTCCAGTCTCTCCGCTTCAATTTCCGCGATCACTCCGTCGCTAAATTTCCGGGCGCTAATTGATGTCGCATCGTTGGCCGGTATTGATACCGGGCTGACATCATATAGCTTGCTTATCTTTTTTATTGTCCTAAGACAGGTTTCAACGTCGTTTTCGTAATCTTCCGTATAGGTTTTCTGGTCTTCCTTTACCGTAAATCCAAACGACATCTTATCTGTATATCCGCCTTTTATCTCCTGATATAATTGACGTCCGATATCTGTCCCTGATAGGTCCGCTGTGATTTTCAGCCCCACGGAATCAACTTCCAGCTTCAACGTATTGTTTTTATTTCTCGCGAACACACGCCCTTCATGATCGTACTGCATGATTACATCCGACATGTCGCATTCCGTAAAGGCTCCTGGGTCTATCTGCTCGATTATTTTGTAATATCTGCCCTCGCACAAGGTATAGGGCTGATTAAATGTAGTTGCGTATCCTTCTACCATCATAGCGTCCGGTTCTTCTTCCAAGGCCCTGACGCTCATCGTCATGCCTCGATATTCCCGGCCATCTTCCAGTTTATTAATCTGTTTATTTGTCAGTGCCACTTGTCAGGTCATCCCCTTTCTTTGTTATGCTTCCATCAATTCCCAGGAGATAGTATTCCCCTCGGATACTGTACGCCTGCCCCATTCCATTGGGGATCGGCGGAAGGTTCCATATTTCTCTGATTTCGTCCCGGTTCATGATTCCCCGGTCTGCCATCTGCGCTGATACGTTTAACTTTTCTGAATTGCTCATATATTGCAGTCGATTCGCCGTCGCCATGATGAATGATTTTGCGGCCCGTTCTTTTTCACTGAACAGCATTTTTGTTGTGACGTCTGAAAACTGAACGGCAAACGGTTCGATTCCCCCCTCGTAAAATGCGCTCCATGCATCCCCGTAGGCTTTGTTTTGTAGTATGTCGTCGTTTACCCCGTAATAATTAAATACGTTTGTTTTGATTGCTGTCATCTGCTGTGCATCAATCACAAATGGGCTTGATTGTATCTGTTTGATATCCGAATATGTATTGGGGAAAAGCAGAACTCCGCCGGATTCTTTTTTTAAATTTTCGTTTGTAAAACGTTCCCGTTCTTTTGTCAAGTCTTCTGTTTTTGTAAAATTAGTAACCCGCGCCATAAATCGGAAGGTTGCCGAGTTTTTAACTGCCTCTTGTATCCCCTGATTTTGAATATCAATCAGCTCCATTGTCGGTGTCAGTGCCGTATTTGACTCTCCAAAAAAATCATCCGAATACTGAAACTTTGTCATAATGCCGCATCGATTCATTTCGACTACAGCCGTGTTCCCATTTTGGAATGTGTAAGAAAGCCACGGTTCCCCTCTGTAATCTTTTATCTCGCACAGTGACGGAAGAATCGGATATATTCCGGTTATCTCTCCGTAATCATCCTCTACTGGAACAATAAACGCTGTGTTTTGTACATCAAGAATCGTTGATAACCGGTATAGAAACTGCCCCCATGTTTGCCATTGGTTTGGCCCATTCTTTAACTTCGTTTGTAACTTTGGCTTTGCGCTTCCCTGCGGAGTGACCGATAATTTGCTGATATGCGTTGCCCTCGCATGGATCGCGGCCCGGACAAGCTCGCTCTCATAAACAGCACCATTCCAACTTGTAAAGATTGGCGTGTATCCGGTAAAGGTCTGAAAGAAATCGGCCGCATTGCCTTTTACTGGTCTTTTAAACACTTTATTAAACAGCCCCATTTTTCAACTGCCCTCCTATCTCTCCATACCATTTTTGTCTCACTGTCATAGCATCCAGTAGTGCGGCTCCTCCATCGATATGATCCGATTGTGTTATTTTAATTGCCTTACGTTTTCCGCTTTCTGCGTCAATCTTTAATGCCATGTTTAACAGATGTACTTTTAATAGGTCATTATCTCCGATGCAAACCACTCCATCTTTTATCATCCCTTCCGTCTCCTGGATTACCGGCGTTAGGTTGTAGCCTTGATAAACGTCATCCATGTGAAAGCCATATTGTTTCATATCCTGTACCAGGTATTGGGCCGTATAGCGGTCATATCCTGTCTGAAGGGGATAAATGCTGTATTCTTCGACAAGCATTTTGAACCAGTCAAAACAGTCTTGATAATCAACAAAATTTTCCCCCGATAGCTTCAGTATCCCTCTCTGCACATATGCCTGATAGGGAAGTCCATCTCTTATCGTTGCCTCCTCTATCTTTTCCGCAGGCAAGAAAAACTGCGCTAAGACGTATAATTTTTCATCTTTTTCAATGACTGCCGTACAGGCTGTGAGGTCTGTTGTTTGAGATAGGTCAATCCCTCCGACGCAATAGGAGTCTCTAAAGTCTTCAAGTCGCAATGGATTCCCGCAGCATTTTTCTACATCCTGTGCCGATAACCATGCCTGTGTACTGTTCTGTTTAATATTGCAGTACTTCGTCATGAATTCCGCTTTTTTACTTAAGCTTCCTTCTGCGATTGCAATTTCTTCTATCAGATAATCCACTGATACCGACACACCTAAGTTTGGGTTCGATTTTCTCAGTTCGTTGATGTCGTTCCATTTTTCCACATCGTCAATCATGTATAAAAATGGCGCCAGGCGCTTTTCTTTTGAATCTCCAAGCAGGAACCTGGTTGCTCTTTTTACCAGCTCATCATAGATTCCCTCATTGATATACCCCGATGTGCTGATTGAAAGAATGATTGGCTGCTTTCTTGCACCCAAGGCCGATTTCATGACCTCATATTGTTTCAGCCCCTGGTCCCCCGGCCAACTGGCCACCTCATCGCAAACTGTCAGATGTGGATTGAAGCCGTCCGACTTCTTTGCGTTAAAAGCAATTTTCTTGACGCTGCTGTTCGTGCTTTCCACATAAAAATCTGATTTCCGTCTTTTTATTAGTGCTTGTAATTCCGGTTCTTTTTGAATGGTCTGCCAGAACGATTGATACACTAAATCAGCCTGATCCAGCTTCGGGGCTACACAAAACACCTTTGCTCCATACTCTCCGTCAAGGAATAAGCAGTAAGCGATAATCCCGGATGCAAACAGTGTTTTTCCGTTTTTTCTTCCGATGACAATTAGAAACTCTCTGAAAATTCGTATTCCCGCCTCGTCAACGATACCGAACATAATTGACACAGTGGATTTTTGCCATGTCTCCAGTTTCAGAAGATCATCCCTGCCTTCGCAATGATGGCAAAAAGTTTCAATGAATTTTATAGCCCTGTTTGCCTTTTTCTGGTCAAATATAAACTGCTGGCTTTCCAGCCCTTTTATGATGTATTCGTAAAATAATCGAATCCATTTCCCAACAACTGCGGAGCCGTCCTGAATTGATTGATAATATTTCAGTATGTAATTATCCATCCTTCATCAGCTCCTTCAGCTTTCCCTCATTACTGCTGGGCGGTGTAAGTTCGTTTAGCTGTTTGATGATCGCCTGATAATTTTTATCCGTCGAAGTAAACAGTCTGGCCGCCGGTCTTTCCCGTTCGTATGGCTCCGTCTTTTCAGACTGTGTAAAGCGTTCCGTCTCTCCGTTCTCCTGAATGTCTTCCCATAGTTGATTTAGCCTTACCCGGAGTCTTGCCGCTTGCACAATCAACCCTTGTGCCACCGCAAATTTATTCGGCGGCAAGTTCTTATAAATCTTTGTAAGTCTCGCTATCTCTGATTTTTCTGTCACTATTTTTGCTGCCATTTTCCTCCTTCCTGGGTAGGGGTCCTTCGCGCATGGGAGCGGAATATCATTCTAGGGGACTCGGTGAAATTTTCTTTCACAAATTATTTTGAATAGGGGGGAGTCGTTGTCACATTTCCAAACTCATCCACAAAATATCTCTTCTTCCTTCCGTGTAGCTTCGCGTGACAATCCATACACACCAGTTCGAGATTGTTAAATGACATCGTGACCTCCGGCTTTGTAATGTTCTCCGGTGTTATCTCCGTTTTGTGATGCACAATCTTTCCCGGCTTATATATTCCCTGCCTCAAACATTCTTCGCATAGTCTCCCAACGCTCTTAGCATATCTATCCCTGCATAGTTTCCATTCAGTGCTGTCGTAAAATTCACGTGCGAACTCTCTCGCCATGCTCCACCTCCAGTTCTTCTTTCAATGTTGTTTCTTTTCCCGATACGCAAAAGGCACCTGCACATTATGCGCAAGCGCCTTTCGAAAAGGAGGTTCATCGTGAACTATTACATAGTATCATTATATCATTTTCTTACGGGCATTGTGGGCAAGTTTACGTATCTGTAAAATATCCTGGACGCAGTCCGTCTATCCATTCCTATCAAATCTCCAATCTTTTCCCAATTCATTCCATTTATCACCCTGTATTGTATTATATCGCATTCGGGAAACGGCGCCGTACTTATGTATTCGTCCAGCTCCCTTCTGTCTACTTGCAATTTCTCCTTGTAATATTCGACCTCTCTGTCAATACGCTCTTTTTCTTCGATGTACCATTCCCCAAAGCTTTTCCTTCCTGCTCCCTTTGGCATATCAGAGGCTATATTCTTTTTATATGGATTAAAGCTTTCGTGGGCAGCCATTTCCTGATAAAGTGACTTTAACTTATTCATGTCTTTTTGAACCGAGAAGAGCTTTTCTAATTCCATTTTTCCTCCTTCGATATTTCCGGCGGTTCTTTTTGAACGATTGGTATATTTCTTATGATATCCTTATGTTTGCGCAGCTCGTTAGTCGCCTGCTGCCATCTGGCCGCAAACGTCCTCTTCCTTTCTTTTTGAACTTCTCTTATGAATCCAATCGCCCATTCTAAGGCGGCAACATCCTTGTCCCAAATGTCGCCCTCTTCCTGGCTCATCTCCTGGTGATGCGCCTTTATCTCTTTCAATTTTTCTATTCTATTCATTTTCCACCTCAAGGAACGGCCGGCCGAACCGTCCCTGTATGCACGCCATAGGCGTTTATGATTGATTTGTTATCCTGCTACTCCATAGCGGCGTTCCGCGTCTCTGGCCGCCTCCTGGCTAATCTTTGCATAACACTGTAAAGTTGTATCCACTTTGGTGTGTCCTAACTTCTTCTGTACCATTTCCGCAGGCGCGCCGCGATTAATCATATCGGTTCCGCACGTACGCCGGAATGTGTGTGGTGATATCTGCAAACCCTTCAGCCTGATATCGCGGCTCTGTATGGCTTTTAAAATATATCGCACTCCATCGGCGCTAAGTCGTTTGTGCGGTGCTTTCTGGCTGACAAACAATGCCTGGCTATCATCTTTCCTTGACCGCAAATATCCTTCGATATGTACTTTGGCTTGCGCAGAGAACCGGATCTCCCGTTCTTTCCGTCCTTTTCCGACGATGTTTACTCTCCGGTTTGATAGGTCAATACTATCCCGGTTAAGCTGTATAATCTCTGATACCCGGCCGCCGGAGCTGTAAAGGAGATCGACCAGCGCAAGTTCCCGTTCATTCTTACAACAGCACCGGAATATCTCGCGCTGCTCCGGCGTCAGAATGGAACCCATGCGATATTCTTCTTTTGTTTCTTTTATTCTTTTCATTGGGTCAGTAGTAATTACATCATATTCGTAAGCCCATTTGAAGAAAGCCCTGAGGGAACGCACCTTTGAATTGTACGTTTTATCTTTCCATTTCTTCTGCACCTTCCCACGCGTCAGATATCCGATGACATGCTTTTCCCGGATATCCCTTATTCCGGTTCCGGCATAGAGAAGCAGATTTTTAATCTCGTACCCATACTGCTTTATGGTTGACCTGGTTTTTCCGTCTATGATAAGCTGATTCTGCCAATCGTGCAGAATCTCAAACGTATCATCGTCGCTTTTTACAATTGCTGTCGAGTCTTCGTTCTTGATAAACGTATAATCGCAAAGATTCATATAGAGGATTAATTTTAATTGCTCCATACGGTCAGGTATTATAAACTCACTCGCTGCTACAAGGATATTGTTGATTACCATACTTGCACTCATCGTTCCGCTCATCATAGACTTGTCCTCCTATTTTTATTTGATTTTTCGGAGGATAACTGTTATAATATAGTTATCCAGTTTTAGAGTCGGCCGCATCCGCCAAGATAGCCCGGCTCTTTTTCTATGCTTCCTGTACTGCTTTCTCTGTTTTCTTACGCTCCACTTTTATGCATCCTTTTGATGTTATCGACAACTTAGCTTTTAATCCGTTTCCGATATCCAGTGATGCAGAATCAAGCTTTTCCTCCACAATTAGCTCAGCAATGTGTTTCAGTAAATTTCTTATGGGTTCATCTGCCTCTTCTGTATCCGCCTGCTGCCCGAACTGCTCTTCGATTGCTTTGCACGCACGTTCTTTCTGTCCTTTTTTTCTGGCGTATTCTTTTGCTCCGTAGCAATCGCATAATTCTGTGACCGCTTCATTTACTTTTTCCTGGTCCCACGGAATAAGCGTTTCTATTTGTCCCATCTGGCCGCAAAACGAACAAGCTCCTGTCTGTATTTCAAGTCCGTCTGGCATTTCTCGCTTTATTTCTTTCAAATCATCCTTCAGCATTTTATTCTTCCTCTCCTGCTTCCCTGAAGTAATAACAGGGTTTGCACACTATCATTCCGCGTTCGTTCCTCTCCGGCTCTTCGTCTTCCTCCTGGTGTCCCCACCCTAACGGATGTACTCCGTCCAGTTCGGCGGTGCAGCCTGGGCCGAAGTGGTTCCCCCAATATCTTTTACCCTGCTGCCGGTTTGCGCACTCGGAACATGTTCCATACATTCTTCCCATTGCTCTTTCTCCTTTAAATGTCAATAGCGCCTACGCCTAATTGGCGGTAATCCATGGAGCCGTCTGTAATTATTTTTAGTCCTGCCGTTATCCAGGCGTTCAATAAATTTTTCGAGTTTATAAAAACCTTTTGACATTATATTTTTTTCATAATCCCTCCTTCTGGAAATTTCAGTTTAAAACATATAGAGTTATATTTTCTTTTAAAAGTACATATTGATTTTGTAGTTTATATTCTTTATTATCGATTACAACTCTAAATGCTCTTGCATCAGTGTAGTCTAATCTTTCACAGTCAATTGCATTTGCTAACATTTCTTTGTAATTTGGATTATGGTAACTTAATGTCACTTCCTTAGCATCTATCAGCATTTTATATTTCATTTTCTGTTCACCTCCAAAATGTCAATTTACTATTTCGTATTCCACGTCCTCTGCCCCTCTGATAAATGTTTCCACTTGATATCCCTGTTTTTTTATTGCACATAAAATATCATCCGGATGTATTGCATCATTAACATCGTCTTCTAGCGAATTTAGAAGCATTTCTCCTTCTCCCTCGTCTTCCACTTCAACAAAATAACTGTTTCTGCGCGTTATCTGTTCTTCAATTTCAATTTCAAACCTCATAAATTTCTCTCCTCTATATCCTCATACAAAATTTTTATTCTTCGAAAAGTCTAAGAAGGTTTTCATAATAAGCAACTTCATCCTCCAACGCTTCTCGAATCCTATCCTCCACCTCTTCTTTAGCTTCCTCAACAGTTTTCACATCCAGAATGTCATATTCAATGTTTAAGGGTTCTGAAACAATTATCCAATCGCCATCTTTATCTTGTGTAATCGCGGCATATTCTATATCTTTGTCGTATGGCCTGAAAAGTAGTTTATATACTCCCGCATGTTCAACCCATTTTCTATTCACTTTTCATCTCCTCTAAATCTTCAGTTCAGCCAGTTTGCCACTTCATCCGCCGGAAACGTAAATTGTATTTCCCCGTCATTCACAGAAACTGTTTTCCCTATTGTGTCGTTGGTAACAATAATTTCCAGGCAACATCTTTTAAATCCATTTCTGCTATCAAATTTCATTCCTGATAACTTAATGTGTTTATTCTTACATTTCATTTTTCTCCTCCTTCCGAAAATCTTCAGTTTTCTATACACTTTAATTCTTCTAAAACCCTGGACGGTGACGTGTTATCTGTACAAAACTGATTGCAGCTATCGCAATAAGCGCAGTATTCAATCCTACTGTGTTCCATCCTATACACTTCGGCTTTTAACTTGCTGCCGCAGATTGGGCACGTTCTATTTATTTCCCCATCCATTTACTGTTCCTCCTCTAAATCTTCATTTTGATTAACTAATCTATTACATGTTGTCCACACCACGGACAGTAATCCCATATCGGATCAAGAACTTCTCCGCATTCCGGACAGCAATATACGTTAGGGTTGGGCTTATGCATTTTCTGTGTTGTGCCTTTTTCTTTTAGCTCCTCTATCTCCTCCGGCTCCAGGCCTGTATCCTCATAGGCTGCCAGACGATGCATTGCAATATCAATAGGGCATGCATCGCACCGTACATAATTTTCGCACACTTCTTTGCACGTCCAGTTATCGGCCCCTTTCACCTGGCAACTTTCTTTTTCGCTAGTAAAATATGTTAATCGTTCCATGTTTCTCACCTCCAAATCTTCAGGTTTGTTTTTTTTTAGAGAGAGGCCAGTTAACCTCTCTCAAGGGTTCGCTTAAGTGGCATTTTGTGATATATTAACCAAAAAGAGCGAACAGTCAACGGGTTGCTATGTAAAGGGCGAGTGCCCGATACAGTGTTTTAAAATTCTTTTTCTGCTGTCCGGTGTTCTTCCTGGCGTTTTTCCTCGATGTCCGGCTCCCAGTTCTCGCAGCAGGCCCTATCTCCGGCCACATGCCAGTCACAGCTATCTTCTCTGTTGCAATTTGTGCATGTCCTATTCATTCTTCCTCCGGCAGCCAGATAAAACCGGGTTCTATCGGCTGTTTCTTTTCTGTGATATAGTTTTTCTGAAAAACTTTCATAAATAATTCATGACTGTACTTTTCTTCAAATAGCTCCTGGGCCTCTTGTTTTAACTCGGCGTCCAGTTCTTTGTTTCCTCCGTGTACGCCTGTTTTTGCGTACCGGTGGCACCCGGGGCAGAGATGGACTTTTAATCCATAATGCTCTGACAGTTTCCGGTGCTTTGTGCCGTAAAAGATGTGATGTTCTTCCAGGTTCCGGGTATCTCCGCAGTGATAACATTCATAGGCGCCGCGTGGTTCCATAATGCTTCTTGACATTATTCACCTTTCATGACCCGGTGTGGATACGGCTGTAGCAAATCCCATAATTCTTTCCATTGGTCGGCGTTTCGGATCGTGTTTCCATGGGAGTTTTTCCAGTTATTCTTTTTCCAATTTTTAAACCATCCCTGCTGGAATGCGCTGATAATATAGTCTTCGGTGGAATAAACGCTGAGCATGCAGGGTTTATTTAAGGCTTTCAGACAGCATATTAACGCCTCGAGGGTATTGCTTTGCTTTGATGCACTTCGTTCCCCTTCGATTTCTTTTTTATGTATCTGATTTTTGGCCTCGAACTGCATTTTGCCCCAATATTTACTGGCGTTCGCGCCGATTCTTATCTCGACCTCGTACATATCTAATCCTTCAGTGGGAGTGCGAGAGTCCCGTACAATAAAGAGGGCTTTGTATAGTGCATCACTTTGTTCCTTTCCTCAAATCCCTTCAATTTACCCAGCCTTTTCCACAATGCTTCTGATTTTTTACTTCTTTTTACCGGGACAAGGTGGACAATGGCTCCGCCGGATGTAATTCCGAATGCCGATGTGTCAACTTGCAGTTCTTCAGAGTATGTGGCGAGAATTTCTCTCGCCTGCTGCCAATAAGGCTCTCTAAACTCTTTTGTCGTCCAGTCAGGTTTCGTCATGTTCCTTTTCCTCCATCGCTTCTTTGTATTTTCTTCTTATCATTGCTTTTCTCTCCGGGCCAATTCCCTTTATATCAATGGCCTTCTCAAGTGCCTCCTGGGATTCCTTTAAAAGCTCTGCCCTTATTTCCTCTCGTTCATCTTCGATTGCCATGTCATAGATTCCGCTTAACAGAGCCTCCATGTCATTTTTCTTATATCCCTTGATTTTCCGGTATTCATCCCGGTTTAGGTTTATCGTTCGGTTTGATTTTATTACCATTTTGCCTCCTTCTGGGTTTGATATAATTTTCTTCATCCGCCATCGTCTCCGGATTGTATTGGACGCATGTGTAATACCGGTATGGATATCCCGTCACTTTTGATATGCCTGTGATGATGCTGTCTTTTGGTATCCAGTAGCCTTGCGGTGGAACCGGCTCCTTGGCCCAGGTATTCGCTGATACAATTTTTACTTTTTCTATCGGCATGATAAGGTTTCGGCTGCACGAATAACTTAATTTACTTGGTGTGTCCGGGTCCTTAAAGCTGTTTTTTGATTCTTTAATCAGATAAAAGGCAAGGTCTTTCACGTCTCCATCTTCGTAAATCGTATTCATAAATGCAATTCCACGCCCCCAGGTCTTTTGTACCAGCTTTGCAGTCATTCCGATTTCGTTTACAATCAGATGGTGATGGATTGCTTTATCTTTGTATTCGGTAGTGATGATGTATTTTAATGCCTGTCCCCTGCTCTTGTAGACTTTTCGAAGCTGCCGGAGAAATTCCCTAATCACCTCCCTTGCTTCCTCCGGCATCGGCCGCTCGTTCTTCCGGTATGTTAACTGCATGTGGAAATCTCCATAATCAAAATTCATTGCAATTTTCCGGTACAGCCGCTTTATCCGGTTTCGCTCGTTTGTCTTCTTTACTTCCTCCGGGGTTTTCTTCTGCCGGGGCATGGGCTTTATTCCTTTGCATCCATAACGGCTGCTATGTACTTCTTCCACCTCTATTCGGTGGGGCAATTTACATATCTTTTTTAAATACGGCATGTCCTACTCCTGTCCTATGTTTAATGGGTATAACAAGTATTAAAACGGCCCTGTTTGTCTCTTTTTCTTGACTTTCAGGGCCGTTTGCCGTATACTTTAAGCAGGTGATTGCTGTGTATACAGCTCGGCTCAGTGCTTTTCAGGGTGCTGGGCCTTTTTCTTTTTCGGCTCTTGTTAAATTTTGTCTACCACCATTCATAACCTTCTTTTGTTCCTTTATAGTGCCACCATTTGACACTGCTGTATCTGATGCATAGATTTCCATCGTTATCAAACCAAAAACATTCCATAGTACCATCAGTCCAATTCTCCGTGGCCTCTTTGTGTGCCTTTTCTGCTAATTTTGCCATCTCGGCTTTATTTTTTTCGTCCACTCTGTTCCTCCTCTAAATGCTCTGACATTGGAGATGTCAATGACTTATAACAAAATGGCTTAACAATTACTCCCTGCTCTTTATATGCTTTCATATTCTTTCCCCTTTCTTTTTTAAACAATATGCCAATTTTATGGCACTTTCTTTGCTACTATATTTCTTTTTCCATCTAGTGGAGCATTTTTTATTTACAAATCTCCACATGTTGGAAAATGTGTGGAAGGATATCTGATAACTTTCCCCTTCCATTTTGAAATTAAAGTAAACAATAAAAACGTGTACTCCGTTATACAATGTTCTGTCTACTTTAACATGATACTTAAACCCGCTTTGTGGGTTGCGTTGTATTGCCTTAATTGCCTTGATAATACAACCGTCTTTCGCGTCATAACCTTTTTTGCAATATATTTCCCCGATGGGGAGAAAGGAGGAAATGCGTGATAATACATCATCTTGTCCTTTTCCTCCATCGGAGGCAACTTGGGCCAATACTATTTGCTTCGCTATGTATTTATCCATATCTCCGCCTTTCTGGCTATCTGTTGCCACCATGTCATTTTAGCGCCGAGTGACAAACCTCGGAGTAGTCTCTCAACCACCAAAATCCGATATCTTAATGCAGATATCACCTTTAGCTTCCGCGCATACGCCCAGAATGCGGAAACACTCGTTAATCGCTAACGATAGAGGCGGCGTTCAGGGTTCGCCGCAACCTCCCCGTGTTGCCGTTAGGTCAGCAAATTTTATTTCCTCATTTTTCAACTTCTGGCAACGGAAGCGTTCGCCCACATAACCGACTCTTCCAGTTTTGTCATGGCAAGGGATTTCTCCCGGCTACCTGGACACATATCATCAATCAGATACGCCAGTTCCTTCGCTTTACTCCTGATTGCCTCGTACTTCTCCTGCTGTCCCTCCTTTGGACTATGATACATAAAATTGTTCTCGATTTGGTTATTCATACCATCCTCTTTTCTCCGACACTCAGCAGTCGGCTTCTAAATCTTCAATATTTTCATATGCATTTCCAGGCCAGTATGGCCGCCTGGAATATGACAACGCTGCACATTGCAAGTGTGATTATTTCAAGTATCTTTATGTACCTGTATTCGTTTAAGTGCTTGTCCTGCTGCCGCGCCCGGCGTACTGTCTCTGGACCATTCTTATAGTGTACGTGCATCTTTTCCCCTCCCTTAACCGGTGCGGCGCCGCTTGTAGTCTTTGCAGGGATATTTCCTGCTCCGTTCCAGGCAGCGGCCGTAATACCGGCAGTTATTGCAATGATTTCGTTCCTGTTTCATGGCTTGTCCACCCGAACCGGCTTTAGCCGGTATTCTCCTCCCTCTTCATGGCTGCTTTCATATGCGGCAATGTAATTTTTGCTATATGCCGCATTATGGTTTCTATCTCTTCTTTTGTGGTGTCCTTACAATAATCATCGTGGAATATGATTGTTGTCTCACCGTCTTTTATGATTTCGACTACTGCCATGTGGTGCCCTCCTTCCCTATGGTAGAGTTTATGTTTGACTGGTTGTACTTGTTTCCATGCTTTTTTCTTTTATACCTCCTAGTTTTTAATGTGCGTTGGCTGGTTTATTTTTTCTTTCAAAAAATCTTGAGCGGTTTCAATGGTTCCCCTGAAGCGTCCCTGAAGTCCTTCTGGTAATTCGTCCCAGTGTTCCATGATGTAACGGATCTGTTCAAGGCGTTTCGCCTCAATGTTTTTGGTGTCATCTCTGTTGGTTTTCATCTTTTCACCTCGCTTTCTTGTTGCTTACAACATCATTATAAGTGCTAATAGGACTATTGTCAATAGCATTTTGTTGATTTCGACACTTTTTTGTTGACATCAGCACATTTTTATACTATAATTAATCCAGAAAGCGAGGTGATAAATTTGAAAGAACGTATTAAGGCGTTACGTAAAACATTGGGATTGACTCAGCAAGAATTTGCTGATAGGGTTGGCTTGAAAAGAAATTCTCTCGCAAATTATGAAACTGGCCGAAATACGCCGATGGATGCTGTTATGAAATCTATCTGCCGCGAATTTAATGTAAACGAAACCTGGCTTAGAACTGGTAATGGGGAAATGTTTAACGAAATGGATTCGATGGATATAGCTTTTAATCGCTTCGGCCATATCATGGGGAATGCTTCAAATCAAAAAAAAGCCGTTTTAGCGGCCCTTGTTGAAATGATGTATTATTTTCCTGACGATAAATGGGATTACGTATATAAACAGTTTGAGAATTGCTTAAATGAAGCGCATAATAAGCCTGGGAAGGGCTAATCCCTCCCCAATAGGCCTAAAATCAGATGATAAATCTTTTTGCAAGTATTTTCATCAAGAGAGTCAATAAGTTCATGCAGTGTTTGTTTGTAATTCATATGTACGCCCCCATTTCTCGAACGTTTGTTCTCATATCATAATATCATACTTTTTAGAAATACTCAACAACTTTTACAGAACATTCGTTCGTCTCCCTGTATGGATATTGTTGTATCTATAACTTAAAACGTCTGTCGATAAATAGATATAACTTGATTTAATGATTTGTCCGAGAACCCGGACACTATTTGTAAGGGGAGTCAAAAAGCTCTATGATGCTGATGTTTAGACCTTTTGCGATGGCCTCTAAAGTGTCTAACCTAGGGCTTGTTCGTCCACAAATTATATCAGATATCGTAGAACGCGGTATACCAGTCATGTAGCTAACCTGTCGTACAGATAAATTTCGATTGTACATTATTTTATCAAGCAGTATCTCCATAATTAATATTTTACTGCTATTATTATACAAATTATCTTCCAAAATTTGGAAAATTCGGAGGGAATTTTATGAGTATTAAAGGTGTTTTTCAGGAGCTTTATGTTGGTAAAGCCGAAGCTAATCTGATTACAGGCTTCGGTAGCAGAAAGAATATCCCATACGAAGAACTTAAACAAATTAATTACGCATTTTCAAAACAAGGAGAGAGAGGATATCTTGATTTTAAAACTTTATCTGGCGCTACCATCCGCTTTTCATTTACTCAAAAAGTTAATATCAAAATAAAAAAAACAATTGAACTTATTAAGGAAAATTTCCCCCACTTGGATATCATCGAAGAAGATCTGTCGAGTTTAAAATTTTATCAACGCAATTGGTTTATAATAATTTTGATGTTTCTATGTTGTTTTCCAATTGGCCTTTTTTTACTGTGGTATTGCAAAAAGGGGACACGTGGTAGCCGAGCGATGCTAACCACCGCGGCAGTCTTTTTATGGGTTGCAGGGCTTTTTTCATCGTACAGAACTTTTGCCAATTCCTTTGATGAAGTAAACAGTGCTTACAATGATATAATGACTTCTGCTTCTGAAGCTGGTAACTTATTCCTTCCGGAAACAGAAAGTACGACTGAATCGACTTTAGATACCGAAGCATACTCCACCACATTAACGGCAGGCCATTATATTGTTGGTATAGACATACCGGAAGGAACGTATGATTTTTTCAGTAAAAAGGGTTCGGGTAATCTCTTTTCTGACGATGGCACATTAAACGAAATATTTACCGCTGATGACAGTCTGACCAAACGGCAATTTGAAGATTATGGAATAACAGATACTTGGAGCAAAGACGAGCTTCACAACATCGTCCTTGTCAGTGGAACCATTATTTCCGTCACCGGTACGCAACAAATTTCCGCAGGATGCAGTGATGCGAATATATCTGGCATGTCCAAGCGAGAGAAAAACGAAACACGTCCTATAGAATTAGGCTACGGTCTGTATGCTGCCGGCGATGATTTGCCAGCCGGTACGTATGATGTCGTGTGGATTGAAGGAAATGGCAATATAATGACCGAACCATATGAAATGGATTATGGTATAAACGAAATAATGGGCGATCCTTCTGACGTCAATGACGAATTATTGCAATCATTAAACAAGATAACGGAGGCACTTTATATCAAGCAATATACTAATTTGATGCTTAAAGAAAATGATATATTAAGTATCAAGGATATAAAAATTAAATTAATACCTAAATAAAAACCGCCCCTGCGCCAACAGGAACGGCTTTTATAGATTCTCTCCTGACATTTCAGGAAGATATGTTCTATCTATATAGTTGAATTATATCATTCCTGGAACGCCGTGGCAAGAGGCGTTATTTTTATGCACATTTTTTCATACAATGAATTAGCAGGGAGACCAGCTATGAAAAGTCAAGTATAAATTAGGCGAAAATTCATTTTTCTAATCGATGGTAAAGAAGGGTAACTCTAATAAAGCTCCCTAACGGTGCTTTTTCAAAATCTATCGATATTGGTATGCAGACCTCTTATTCGAGGTTAAATTCCACTTCGTCAGTGAGCATCTTCCATATGACCCTGACAAGTTTGCCGGCACAGTGCCCAAGGGCATTATAGTGAGTCCGGCCTTCGGCTCTCTTGGCATCGTAGTAAGCTTTGAAAGTCGCATTGTTCTTTACGACATTATGTGCTGCATTTACGAGAGCGTAACGAAGAACACGCGAGCCTCGTTTGGACATCCGGGTCTTCTTGGCCTGGAAGTTACCAGACTGATAAACAGACGGATCCAATCCGGCAAATGCAAGCAATTTGCCCGGTGTAGGGAAGCGATGGATATCGCCAATCTCACCAAGTATCATCCCGCCATTGGTAGTCCCAATGCCCGGGATGGTCATGATCACAGAGTGGAGGCAGGTGACAAGGTTTGCCATTTCAAGCTCTGTATGGAATAACTGGCTATCCAATAACTCAATCTGTTCAATGGTCTGAGTTATTTGAATAGATAAGGAACTGTCATGGATACCGACAGACTTCTGTGCGAGAATTCTTAATCCTCTGGCCGTATCTTTACCAAAATGACCGTGGGAAGCCGTTTGGAGAAGATGAGTGAGATGAGTCATATGCATAGAAGCAATATCATTCGGTGTCGGCGCTTCTTTAAGGAGCGTATAGACAGAATTCTGATGCACACCGGACTTAAAGAAGTGCTGTAGTTCCGGGAAGACCTGATCCATGTAGGAAGTCAGCTGTATTTTTAAACGGGTGCGCTGCTTCACGGTTTTCTGTCGGAATCTGCCGAGTTCCTTGAGTTCGATGTAATCCAGATCCTTTAAGGAGATGAACCTTAAAGGATCCTGCAACATAAGGGTTTTAGCAATAACAAATGTGTCGACTTTGTCGGTCTTCGTCTTGCGTACATTATTTTTACGCATAGCCGAAGTCGATAAGGGATTGAGAACACACACTTTAAAATCCTTGCTTATCAAAAAACGGACAAGGTTGTCACCGTAGTGTGCCGTTGATTCAAGACCAATGATGATGCTGTCCTGGTCAAGTGGTGCCAGTTTAGAAAGCAGCAGATAGAAGCCATCATAGTCATTTGAGAATTTGAACGGCTCGATGAGTATCCCGCCCTCCGAAGAAATGGCAGCGGCGAAATGGTTGAGTTTGGCAATATCAATGCCTACGTAAATCATGAGGTTGTACCTCCCTTTCATAAAGTCCGATACCGTGATATCCACCAACGATTATCATCGTAGACTTGATTGAAATAAGTACTCAGAGCGAAACACTCCGGCAACATCCAGCTATAAACAATTCAGATAAAAGTAGCGGCAATACACTCCTGTTGAGTAGTCAAGCTACAGGATAAAATCAAAAGTCCACAGTATCTGAATGTATTAAACCACAGTTCAAGAAAAATGAAAGGAATATGTTGTTTTTGCTTCTATAAACATCATACAAGTGATATAATGTATGCAATTTATCTAAGAAAGAGTCGAGCGGACCAGGAAGCAGAGGCCCGTGGAGAAGGAGAAACCCTGGCCCGGCATGAACAGGAATTAACTAAGCTGTCAATCAAAATGAAGCTTCCTATCGGTGCAGTCTATAAAGAAATTGTCTCCGGAGAAACCATATCGGCCCGTCCATGGATGCAACAGCTTTTACTTGAGGTTATGCAGGGTAAATGGGAAGGTGTTTTGGTGATGGAGGTGGAACGATTGGCCCGTGGCGACACAAAGGATCAGGGTACAGTCGCTGAAGCATTTAAGTTTAGTCACACAAAAATCATTACACCGTCAAAAACTTATGACCCTGACAACGAATTTGATGAAGAGTATTTTGAATTTAACCTTTTCATGTCCCGACGAGAATACAAGACCATTAACCGGCGGATTCAGCGCGGCCGGGTATCTGCATTTGACGAGGGGTGGTATATTGCCGGAACGGCACCGTATGGATATGAGAAGGTCAAGAAGAAGGAAAACAAAGGGTACGTATTAGAAATAGTTCCAGATGAAGCGAAAATTGTTCAATTAATATATGAACTTTACACTGCTTCACAGGAAGACGGTGCTTCTTTGGGTTCTTATCAGATTTGCGAACGCCTTAATTTGATGCAAGTGCCATCGCGTACCGGGCGCAAATGGTCAGCTTCTTCCGTTATAGATATTTTGCGCAATCCCGTATATGCCGGCTATCAGCGTTGGGGGTGGAGAAAGCCAGAAAAGCAGTTAATCGACGGAAGGATCATAGAGAGCCGCCCCAAAAACGACGACTGCAAAAAGGTACGAGGAAAATTTAAGCCAATTATAAGCGAAGTATTATATGAACAGGCCCAACTTATACGAAAATGTAAGCCCATCCCCAAAACTGGTATTACAATGCTCCAAAATCCACTATCTGGTCTTATTTATTGCGCGAAATGTGGAACCATGATGGCAAGGGCCGGAAGTAATACCAAAACAAATTACCCGGTTCTTCGCTGCCCTAATAGCCGATGTAATAATATATCAGCTCCCCTGCTTCTTGTGGAACAAAAATTACTGACCAGTCTTTCCGACTGGTTGAGAAAGTATGAACTGGATTGGCCCGAAAAAGAAAAGGACGAATACGCCTCGATTATCTCTTTTAAGGAAGCTGCTTATAAAAGTGTGCAGTCTGCCTATGGTCAAACCGAAAAGCAATTATCCAATACCTATGATCTGCTTGAACAGGGTATTTATGATATCGAAACCTTCCAGGAGCGCCGAAGGGTGCTTGAAGAAAAAAGATGTACTCTCCGGGTCGAACTTGATAAGCTAAAGAGGGACTATGATAATGCCATAGAAAGTGATAGCGCCCAGCGTGATTATATTCCGAAGGTCAAAAATATTATATCTGTCTATTGGACCATTGATGACGTTTCCGTCCGCAATGAAATGTTAAAAAGTGTGTTAATCAAAGCAGACTACCTAAAAACCGAGCGAAACCGAAAAGGGCAGGGTTCCACTGCAAATTTCACGCTTAATATATATCCTAAAACCCCAAAAGAGCCGTAAATATACGGTTTTCATTTTACCATAAAGCTATCGGCCCATATACATATAAGCCGATAACTTTATGGTAAATTTGCTTTTATCTGATTTAAATGGCGAGATGGTCAACGGCAAACTAAAAGGATATATAGAAGTCGGAGACGAAGATGATATTATCGAAATATTACAAACATTGTTCAACGGATATGGATTCAGTTATATAACTATTTCAAATCCAAGTAAAAATGTTCCGTCCGGCTTTAGCTATTCTAGTGGTTTTGTTGTTCATAGATGGGATACTTTATCCGTAATTTTATTGTCATACAGTATTTCAAAAATAGCAATAAATTCTTGTATAAAAAAAAATAATGCATATACGTGGACAGGATGGAAAATATTCACCGGAAACTGAGATAAAACTTTTCCGGTGAATCTGAAAAATAACAATTTAACCGAGTAACTT